GAGCTTTCCCTCTAATTCATCTAAATTAGTGTAGTATTTAGGGACCAGAATCTGATTGCTTCCTAGTTGAATCTGATGCATTACAGCATATCTAGCTCTAAAAGTATAAAAAGATTCAAATCCTAATAAAGCTTTACTTAAAAACGCACATTGAGTATAAAGATCTAATGGAGACTTTGTTACTGGCGATCCCGTTAATATTCGTCGGTATTTTACCCCTCTACCTAATTTACAGATTGCTTTTGTGCGTAGTGCTGTTGGGTTTTTTATGGTTGTGCTTTCGTCAATAACCAGCATCATTTGATTTCCATTTAAATTAATTCTCTCCTGTAGCCATGTTTGTCCGGATTTATGAGACAAAGCTTCAACATTCATTAAGATATAAATTAATTTGTTGGATCGACTCTTTCTATCTAAATCTATATTCTTGTTTACTTTCCAGCACCAGATGTAAGGAGTTATAGGGGAATGTAGTTTAATTTCATCTACCCAATTGAGATAGACTGAATTAGGAGCAATTACTATGCATTCTTTTATTTCATGGGTTTGCCATAAATAAGCAACATTATCTATTGTTACCTTTGTTTTTCCTGTACCCATTTCCATAAAATAAGCATAATTTTTCAACTGCCCTCCTTGATTTAAGGCTTTTCTTTGATGCTCATAAGGAGAAGTTTTATATGCATATTTATATACATGCTTTAACATAAAAAGTTTTTATATTTTTTAATTGCTTTCGTCAACTCAATATAGTATGAAGATGGGAAAAGGAGGATCTTATGGACTTAGAGGCAGAGTCAACCATAACGGTTGATACAGCGATGACAATAGACATCGCTAAGTCTTGCAATAAGTTATTGGAAACTCAGAAGGAACTTAACACTCTCGACGACAAAATAAAAACGTTGAAAGAAACAGAAACTACTCTTTCTGAGCAAACTATTCCTGACTTAATGCACAGAGCAGGAGTCTCATTAATTAAACTTGATGATGGCTCTAAAGTAGAGGTTAAACCTTTCTACTCTGCTCGAATTCCTGTATCACGTACCGAAGAAGCGTTTACTTGGCTTCGCGATAATGGTCACGGGGATTTAATAAAAAATAATGTTCTACTCTCATTTGCACGATCTCAAGATAATGAAGCCAAATCTTTGGTTGCTGAATTGAGAGAAAAAGGACATAACGTTAAACAGACCGAAAAGGTGGAACCTATGACTTTGAAGGCGTTTGTAAAAGAACAAATTCAAGAAGGTAAGAACGTTCCCTCCGAGGTTTTCGGTGTGTATGTTGCTAGTAAAACTAAAATAACCACGAAGGAGGAATAATGCAACAAGCAAACACGACTCAAGCTAAAGAGTTAGAGAAAAAAAAGCAAAACTTGCCACAAGCAATAGATTTGGAAGGCTCCGCTGGCGAGGGTCAAGAGTTTATCACGGCCAAAGACACTAAACTTCCAATACTCAAAATACTTTATGCCAACTCTCCGGTTTTAAATGATGATGATGGTAAGTATATTGAGAGAGCCAAGCAAGGGGACATCTACAATGAAGTTACAGGTAGCCTGTGGAAAGGAAAAGAAGGTATCATTGTAGTTCCTTGTTTATATTATAACACCTTTAATGAGTGGAAAGACAGAGGCGACGGTCCAGGACGACCTGTAAAAATACATACCGATCCTGCGATTATGTCTGAAACTAGCAGAGGTGAGGATAATAAAGATAGACTACCTAATGGTAACTATGTTGAGGATACAGGGAATCATTTTGTCTTTATTTTAGATAAAGACTATCTCCCTCAAGAACAGGCATTGATTACTATGAAGTCAACTCAGAAGAAGAAATCTAAAACCTGGAATTCGATGATGCAGACTCGAAGATTGAAAGGTACTAAAGGTTTCTTTAGGCCCCCTACTTGGGCGACTACTTATAAGTTGACAACTACTAAAGAATCCAACTCTGTGAATCATTGGTACGGATGGATAGTAGAGTTTGATAAGTATCTTGCTACTACACCAAATGCCAAAACTCTTGAGGTCACGCGCGAATTTTATAACAGCGCAAAAAAAAGTGATATCTTTGGTAAGGTTGATTACTCGTCAACGGACATAAATCAGGAACCTAAGAAAACTGCTGTACCGTTTTAATGTTAAAACGGTTAGTAGATCTTTTCGAAGGAGATCCTGACAAGTTCATCACCACTTCGCTTACGGGCGAAGTGGATGAACGGGGAAAGCGCCAAGCGGAATACCTCACGATTCACAAACCTCTTACTAACACTAAATGGCAACAACATTTAGATGGTCAAACGAGGATTGGTTTACGACCCGAAAATAAAGAGAAAGTTAAGTGGGGGTGCATTGATGTAGACCCTACGACTTATAAAAATTATTCACAAAAAAAATATGTTGATATTATAAAAGAATATCAACTCCCTCTAGTTCCTGTTAAATCCAAATCAGGAGGTCTTCATTTATTTTTATTTTTAAAGGATTGGGCAAGCGTTGAAGATGTAAGAAAAAAATTAGATGAATGGAATGATACTTTCTTTATGGCTAATGAAGTATTTCCGATGAATAAAGCAGTAACAATGCCATACTACAAGATGAACGCAACCATAGAATTTGCCTTTGACGATAATTCAAATCCATTGATGATAGGAGCCTTTCTAGATCTAGCAGAAGAAAGAAGGTTAACAGTAAAAGAATTATACAATTTAAAAACCAATGCATATGAGCCCGAAGCCGATTGGCAACATTATCCTCCTTGTGTTCAAAAACTTATAACAGACCCTTGGCCATCAAACAATCGCAATAATTTCCTTTTTAATATTATGGTTCTGGAGAATAAGAAAACCGACGGTAATTTAGATTTAAAAACTTTTCAAGACATTGCAATACAAAGAAACAAACAATGTTTTGTTAAACCTTTAAATATTAATGAAGCAAAAGCCGTAGCTAAATCCGTCAAACAGAGTGGTTATCATTTTAAATGTCCCCCTAAACATCAGGAACTCTCTCCTATTTGTAATAAAGAATTATGTAAACTTCGTAAATTAGGAATTGGTCCACAGGTTCCCGACATTATGGATGAATTTGAGGATGTAATTTATACTCGAGATTCTAAAACTATTTATTTCAGCTTCATGTATAAAGAGCAACGAATCACGGTGGAACCGGAGGATATGAGAGATGAAAAAACCTGGAGAGTTAAGCTATTGAAGTATGGACTATTCTGGATGACTCTTCCCAAAAGTCGTCGAGGCCCACCTTTATTTGAGTTAATGCTGCAAGAACTTACTAAAAGAGCCAATGAAAATGAACAAGCTAAATACACCGATACAATAGAAGAAGAAAAATATGATGTTCTTAAAGCATTCTTTGAACAAACTATCGAACAAGACGATTTTGAAAAATTAAAAGATGGATATGTAGTGTTAGATTCTAAAACTAATATCTGTTATTTTAAAAGAAGTACTTTAAACAATTGGTTATCTAGACCAGGAAATAAAAAATTTAAAAGTACCATGGAAGCCTTTCAATTATTAGGTTGCCAAAGACATGACTATTTTGAGGGAGTACAGAACGTTTGGTATGTGACAATGCCTGAATTTGTAAAACATGTTAATATAAAGCCTATGACAAAAACAACAAAGACAACGGAATTGGATGATGAATATCACACAGGAAAATTCAGAACTACAGAATCTAAAAAAATTATACCACAAGACAATTAAAATCTTTGGGCCGCCAGGAACAGGAAAAACTCACACGTTAGTGGAAAGAGTATTAAAAAGATATTTACAAAAAGGAATACCCCCTGACCAGATTGCTTTCATCTCCTTTACTAACAAGGCAGTTAACACTGCGGTTGAAAGAGCATTAGCAGCTTTTCCTCAATACACCACTAAAGATTTTGAAAGATTTAAAACATTACATAAATATTGTCGAAGATATTTTGAAGAAGAAGTATTCGATCCTAAAGATTGTATGATTGATTTTGCTCTTCAAACTAAAATTGTTAAAGAAAGTGATAAAAGATTAGCAGACGATAATTTTACTTATAAAGATTGGTCTCTTTCTATTTATAGTAAAGCTAGAAATATGCTTACTAACCCCACCGAAATTTATAAAAAAGAATCTTATCAGAAAGACTCATTAGATGTTTTTATAAGGAAGATTAAAACTTACGAACATTACAAACGCTCAGGAGGGGAAAGACCCTTCATTGATTTTGATGATATGATTGAAAGAGCTATTGATGAAGTAGAATTTCCTCCTTTAAAAGTTTTGATTCTAGATGAATCCCAAGATTGTACTCCCCTACAATGGTCAGTCATATATAAAATGGCAGCCAATATTGATAGAATTTATCTAGCAGGGGATGACGATCAAGGAATATATAAATGGAATGGTGCTGATCCAAAATACTTTACTACTTTTTTTCCAGGGCGCAAAGTAAAACTGAGAAAGACAAAGCGGTTTGGCGAAGCAGTTCATCACTTCTCTCAAATTATTAGAAGAGGAATTTTAGATAGCGAAGAAAAAGAGTATGAATATGAAGATAAAGAAGGGTATGTAAAAAGATATTTAAATTTTAAAGAAATTCCTTTTTCCGAACTAGAGGGAACTTGGTATATCCTAGGACGAATCAATAAAACTGTAAATGAATTAAGAATGATTGCTAAGGATGCAGGTCTTTACTTTGCCGACAATGAAGGTAATAAGTGTTTTGATCCCACACAATGGGAAGCTATTAAAGCCTGGACTCGAATATCAAAGGGGAAAAAAATTGATAAAAGACAAGCTCGAAAAATGTACAAATATATTAGGGAAGTAAAAGACCCTGCGTATAGAACAGATAAATTTTGGAGATCTGAACCAGATTTTAGGGAATATAACTTTGAATCCTTACTAGAATGGTCAGGATTAGATTTATCTAAGGCTGCTCAAAAGAAACAATGGTGGTGGGTTCTGCGAAGAAATTTTACTCCGAGACAAATTATATATTTTTTAAGATTGTTAAAAAGATATGGACAGCAACAGTTAGATGAAGAACCTCAGATTATTATAGACACCATTCATTCAGTCAAAGGGGGAGAAGCTAATCATGTGGTGCTTTATGGAAAAGGAAATTTCCCTTCTAATTATAAAAGTAAAAATAAGCAAGAAAAAATTGATGAAAAAAAAGTATGGTATACAGGCGCAACTCGTGCTAAAAACACCATTCATTTATTAGGCACGGATTATAAATATAATTATCCGTTAGGAGGAGATTATTTAGTATATGTTCAGGAAACCCAGAGATAAAAACTATTACACTTGTTTAAAAGAGATGATAAAAAAAATAAAAAAAGAAACTGGATGGACAGATATTCTAAAAATAACAGAAGAGGCTCACATTAGATTGAAAGTAAAAAAGCGTGTTGAAAAAAAGCCATGAAAAAATTAAAAATGGATATATTATTATGGATTCAAGGCTGGTCGGGTCAACTTAATTCATGGGCCTGGACTGAATGGGATAGACTTCATCGAGAGGACTGGAAATGAATCGTATATTTATAGTTATTTTTAGCTGTTTAGGTTTGATAGTTTTATTATCTCTCTATATGCTAGTGGTGGTTCTATGAGTCATAAAGATATGTTTAAAGGAGTGACCTACGAATCTTTGGATAAACAAGTTGACGGAACTCACTATAAAGGTTTTAAGATTGAACCTGCTCAGTTCATTTCAGAAAATCATTTAGAATGGGCAGAAGGAGAAGCTATTAAATACATTTGTAGACACAAACTTAAAGGAAAAGAAAAAAGTATTGATAAAGCAATTCATTGCTTAGAAATAATTAAAGAAAGAGATTATTCATGAGCTTACAGCTTTCTATGAATTTTAAAAAACACATTTGGTCTTGCCCTGCAGAATATAAAGATCTCTCCCATGCAAAAGAAATAGCAATTGATTTAGAAACTCGTGATGAAGGAATTGGTTCTGGCCAGGGGGCGGGTTGGGCAACTGGTAATGGAAACATTATTGGATTCGCTGTAGCCACCGAAGGTTGGCAAGGCTATTATCCTTTTAACCATTTTGGAGGAGGTAACATGATTCCTGCTCAAGTTAAAAAATATATAAAAGATGTATGTGCCTTACCGTGCACTAAAATATTTCACAACGCTCAATATGACATAGGATGGCTAGAACAAGAAGGCTATAAAATTAATGGAGAGATTATTGATACGATGATTGCTGCAGCCATTGTTGATGAGAACCGCTGGTCTTATTCTTTAAATACTTTGTCCAAAGATTACCTGGGGGAAATTAAAGCAGAAACAGATTTAATTATTGCAGCTAAAGAACACGGCGTAGATCCCAAAGGCGAAATGTGGAAACTCCCTGCAGAGTATGTCGGATTT